CAAGGGTGTTGAAGTTTGTTGTTTCGCTGGAGCCAGACAAGCGGTCATACTCAGTAGTGTAAGAGACACCATGAGCGGTGGTGGCGCGTCTGTGTTGCTGACTGTTTTGTACTTCTGTGATAGTGTTGTGCTCAGTAGGTTGGAACCCGCGTTTCATGGCGCGGGCTTCAAGTTCTCTGTCGACAATGCTGATGCGAGCATCAAGCTTGGCAGCATCAGCGCAGTCCACTTCTTGCGAAAGTAAACAAATGTGGGCAACTCGTTGGGCGATTTCCAGAGGCTTCTTGCCGGGGCACCACCAGTCGAAACGCTTCATATAGTCGAGGAAGGACATTTGGTAGCGTGACCAGTGGGTCTTGGATTGTGGGTCCAGAGTGGAGATGTTGCGTGCTGCACCATCTTTGACTTCGGCCTTAGGAAAGGTTCGGACTAACTCGTCCGTGTTGGTGACATTGACAGTAGCACAACCCTGTTCCAGAATATGTCTCTGCGTGGGGCGGCACTGTTTGTCAAACACGTCGTCAAGCTCTACGGGAGCTAAGACGTGCGGTTCTGGGAAGATCTTCCGTAGGAATTCATCCATACATTCCGAGAGCCAATTGTTCATGGTCGGTTGGTTGCGGTTTGCTTTTGGTTCGTTGATGCGCTCAAAGATTGTGTGCTCGTCTGCTATGCGGCAACGCATTGGTGAGCAGGCACCAGTTACAAGAGGCGGGCCGATTTCGCGGAGTGGCTGCGTCGTATCGTTACTTTGGAACTTACGTACAGGTTCAAACTCCGTCATGCGGAAAACAGTGCGTTGTATGAGTGGCGGGTTAGCGGCTTTGAGTACACGGGCAACAGCAACGAGGGCAAGCGCGTCAACATCCATGTCTATACCTAGGAGTATCCGGATCGATGCGGGTGTGACATCGTTCTTAGATAAACTTTGGGAGAGCAGGACAGCATCGAATTCGCGTGTCGGTATGGTACTGCAGATTCGGAGTCCCGGAATGCCTACTGAGGTGTGCTCTTCTTCATCGGGTTGTTGTACGCGTAAGATAGAAACACATGGGAGTGCAGGCTCGCCCGTGGCTGTGACAACCTGTAACCGACTAAGTGCTGTGGCAGCAAGGCGTCGGACAGTGAAGGCTGACAAGCCATAAGCAAGCAAGCAGCCCCAGAGGACAGGGTGACCAAGGTAGGGGTAGGCAATAGCGGGAATGATGCAACTTAGATTTGTTGGAACAATTTGCTTGAGGAAAGGGAACAACGCGATGGTGGCATGGTGAGTGGCGGTTTGGGCTCGTTCGACGTTAAAGGATCGAAGTTGCGTGAAAAACCAGCCAGCACTTATGACTTGAATAATATCGGTGTTGTAGTTCCAAATCTCGTGTTCGAAGTGTGCGCCGCCAGAGACATCATAGATCACTTCATTGGACTCATTGAAAGTGAAAGAATACTCTGGTTGGG